CCGCCTTGTCGCGCTCGCGATCGTCGTCCGACAGCGCCTTACTGCGATCGGTCTGCGCCTTGGCACGATCCGTCTCCAGATCTGCGGCGGTCTTCTGCTGCTGCACCATGGCCAGCACCTGCTCCGGGGTTGGCCCCTGGTTGGGCGGCGGCGGCTGCCAGTCGTCGGGCAGTTCTTTGAAGTAGTTGCTGACGTCGGCGATGTTGGCGGTCTCCAGCATGCGCGCGAGGGTATTGCGATATTCCGGCACCCCGACCAGCGGGTTGTGCAACCCGTAGTTGGTGATGATCTGCTCCTGCTTGCCGGCAATCTGGGCGAGCATGGCGAGGCGCTCCATCGGCATACCCTTGCCGCCGACCTCGACCGCGGCTTCCCACATCGTGCCCAGCGCTCTGGGATCGATCGATATCCACTCGCCCCGGATGCGGATGACGTTGGGCCGGTCCTGCTGCTTGGCGAGCATGCGCAGGAGTCCCGAATAGAGCGGCGCCAAGCCGGTTTCGGCCAAGGTGCGCGCCATCATGTCGAGCCGGTCCTGCGCGGCGGATGTCTGCTGCGACACGGCGATCGGCGCGGTGCTCTGGAGTTCGTCGACGGTGAGGCCCTGGGAGGCGCGGGTGATGCCAGTACGTGATTCACGCACGCCCTCGAGCAACTGCATGATCGGCAGCGCCGCTGCCCCGGCGAACGGCTTCACGAGCTCCTGCACGGCGCCCTGCTGCGCCACGCGGATGATCGAGCCGATCGCCGTCTGGCGCACGTCGGACATGTTCACCTGACCGAGGGTGATCACGGTCCTCGGATACATCGCCTGGCCCAGGCTATCGAGCGTCGCGCGCATCACCCTGGACTGCAGGCGTTGCAGGTCCATCACCATGTCGGACACAGACGACCCGATGATCCGCCCCGGCTCGCGGTAAGGCGTGAAGCACGACAAGGGGATCTCGTCGGTGCGCTCCCACTGCACCAGACGGCAGTCGTCGCCGAGGCTGTGGGTGTGCAGCAGCTCCGCCTTGTGGTCGTTGTCGGCGTCGCACCTGATCCAGCCTTCGATATAGCGGATCATGCCCATGCTGCGGTCGTTGGGTGGCCCGCCGTGCATGTGGTGCCCTGATGCACTGTCACGGGCGATCGCCTCGCGCCGCCACTGCGTCGTGGGCGCTGAACCGCCCGCCCGCAGCACCGCGTGCTCATCCAACCCCATCTCGATCAGGTCCGAGGCGGATACGTCCCTGACGTGAAAAACACCGCGCGCTTCCTTCACCGTCGAGGCGTCGGACACCACCCACACGCATTCGGACGGCACCGATTCAACGATGGGCCACGCCTGCTGCACGCTGCGTGTGATGGTGGCGCTCCAGTATTCCGCTGGCCCGCCTTGGCCCAGATACATCTGGCCTTCGGGCGTCTTGGCCATCGCCTCCTGCTCGACCCTGGTCATCGGTCGGCGTACGATGCGTTGCGCCTCGATGCCCGGCTCGGCGAGCAGCATTTGCAGTTGCGGCAGGATGAGGCCCTCGGCCACCTCGGTGCGGATCTGCTGCTTCTTGCCCCACGACCAACGCACCCAGCCGGCTTTGCGGGTGAGCGCATCGAGCAGCGCATCGTGCAGGATCGACCAGCCGGGGTTGGCCACGAACAGCGCCCAGCGGGCGTAGTCGGTGGCCTGGCGGGATAACATCGTCGCAAGTTTATCGTTGCCGGATATCTCGCTGCTGATCGGCTCGAAATGCACCGGGTCCTCGACGCCCGTGAACACGCGCAGGAGGCTAGGGAGGGTGCTCCTGATGGTGTCCCGCACCACCGTCATCACCAGCTGCGATCGGCCCTTCAGTGCCGGCTCGTCGCCGAAGCCCTTGCCGTTGTAGTATTCCGACGCCGTAACGCGCTGGTTGCTGAGTTCCTCGTCATAGTTTCTGGCGATACCAAAATAATACCTATTGATCTCGCTGATCTCGTGGTCCTCTTTGCCGAGGCGCTGGTAGACGATCTCCTGCACCCACGGGGTCGAGGATGGCTGCACGCTCGGGCGCAGGCCCAGCGCGTAAGGGCGGATCTCCGGTGGCAGGTCGTCGGTCGGGTCGTCCGGGATGTCCTCGTCGCGGCGCCTGGGCAACAACGTCGCAATCACCTGATGGTCCGTGGGTCTTTGGCCCATCGGGCGCACCAGCCCCTCGATCGGTGGCAGCGGCGGGGCGCCGTAGCTCTGCGTGTTGGGCGCCAGCAGGCCCTGCTGCGGCGGGTTCATGCCTTGCTGGCCCACCTGCGGCGCCATCGGGTTGATGCCCTGGCGCAGGCCCGGTGGTATCACGGGTGGTATCACGCCGCTCATCAGATGCGTCCCATCAGAAGCAGGATCAGCAGCACGAAGATGACCAGCCCGAAGATGCCGATGCCCGGCCCGTAGTATGGGCTGCCGCCGTAATAACCGCCGCGATAACCCCACCAACCGCCACCAAGAACCACCAGCAAGACCACGATCAGTATGATTGCAATCGGACTCATCGCTGGGTTACCTCACCGTTGGCTTGGCTAGGCCCGGCCCGGCCGGGATAGGCCCGGCTTGGCAGACATGGCACAGAGGGGCGGCTTCGGCTGCCCCTCATTCTCCGCTTCCTTGGGCGCCATAAGGCAGGTCCGTCTGCTGGCTGGCACCGCCGGTCACCCTGGTGGGGCGCACAGCGTCCGTAGCAGCGCTCATGATGGCGGCGACGATACTGGGCGGCATGCCACTCTCCAGCAGTCTGTGGCGCAGCCTGAGCCGGTCAGCGCCATCCTGAAGGCGGCGGGTGATGTGCTCGACCAAGTCTGTCTTGCTTGCCTGGGCGCGCACGTTGGCGGCGACCACCTGCTCCGCCGCCTTGGCCCGTGCCGTCAGCAGGAAGCCCAAACGCTGGTCATCTGATGTGGCGGTAATTCTTTCAACGTGAATCAGCTGCATCGTTGTGCTACCTTAGCGTTGGCATGGCATGGCAGGGCGCGGCTCGTCGCGGCGAGGCTCGTCCAGGCAGACACGGCACAGAGGGGATGGTTCGCCATCCCCTCATTCCATTCCAGCAATCGGCGGCATCACCGGCTGCGTGTCAAACATCCAACTCTGGTTCGCCGATGTGACCATGAGCCCCTGTTGCGCCAAGGTTAACATTAGCGCGTCGGCACTGTCGCAGCTGGGCAGGCCTCTGCGCCTCATACTCTCCTTCGATTCAATTTGCAGCTTGCCCGTGGATGAGAATGTATATCGAGCGCTCACCAGGTCATCGCGCATCTGGTCATCTCTGGGCAGGCGCACCGTGCGGGTGGCCAACCACTCGCGCATGCGGCTCCAAAGCTCATCACGCAAACGCATAAAATTCGTTGCGTTAGCCGGTGACTCGCTGACGTTAATCCCAAGCACCGGCAGCCCCTGCTCTTGCAGGCGGTCCACCACACCAGCGCCAATGCCGATGGAGTCGATCGCGATCAATGATGGACGTGAGGCCTGCGCCAAATCGAACTCGTGCTTTACCGCCCCGGCCAAGACCATCAGATCGATATTCCTCCACCTCCGGGGCGGTTCCGTTACGCAACTGCCCTGGCGCTTGATCAGCACCGATGCGTCGGCGCCGAACCGCGCGCAGTCCAGACCCCAGATGATCGGCGCCCCGGTGTCCAGCACTGTGTCACGATTCATCGCGCTATCGACCAACTCGCCGGGAATAAACACGGCGTCGGAGCCAGAGGGGAACTGACCAAGCACCCTGACCCGGTAAGCGTTGCTCTCGGGACCGTAGCGCTCGGACATCTCGGTGATGTAGTCGGGCGACACGCGCGTGCTCTCGGCAGAGCTCACCGTCATGCAGCGCCAGCGATCGCGCTCGAGTGTGTGTGTGCGCCAGAAGAACCCGGAGTCTCTGGTGGGGTTACCGATCAGCAGCGTGATCGCTCCGGAGGATGACATGCTGCCCGATGCAGCCTCGAAGACCTTCTCGTCAATGCCCGAGGCCTCGTCTGCAACCAACAGGATGTTGCGAGAGTGTAATCCTGCCATGGCTTCTGGCGTCTCGGGGCGGGACGTGCGTGCGGTGACGAAGCACTCCTTGTCCGACTTGAGGGTGATATGATCGGCAGTCACGTCCCACAGCGCCTGCCACTGCTCGGGCATGCGGCCCATCCACTTGAGCAGCTCGGGCCATAGGACGTCGAAGAGTTGCGGCGCACTGGGTGCCGTCAGGGCACACTTGAACGGCGCGCGGGTGCAGATGAACCACAGCACCACCCAGGCAGCCAAGCAACTCTTTCCGACACCGTGACCACTTTTGATGCTGTGCCGGGTGAAGCCCCTGGCGAAGCCACGCAGGGCCTCGATCTGCCACGCATCCGGCTCCTGCAGGAGCACTTCCCTCACAAAGGCGATGGGGGCGCGGTTGTAGCGCTGGAGGGCGAAATCGAAGGCGGAAAAGTCGGGCGGTGCGTCGTTGGGAGGAGACGCAGCGCCCGAAGTAGAATCGCTCGTATCTGGCGCCAGTATATCAGGTTGCAGGTGCAGCGTCATGGGGCGAGGTGGCCATAGTCGCGCTCACGCACGTAGCGGATCAGCGACCACGGGATGCCCACCTCGGCGGCGATGCTGTGGTCTGACATGCCATCGGCGTACTTCCCGTCGTCCCAGTCGAACGAGGCCTCCAGCTGCTCGCGGATCGCCCGCTTCTGCGCGTAGCTGAGCTCGCGGTAACGCACCTCGTGCGTGTGCGGCATCGACATCATCGACATAGCGGGTGGCTCCCCCTGTGGGTAACATGCCACCACCGGCGGATTCCCGCCAACTGGAACGCCAATGACCAAGCCCTCGGACGATCCGCAGCTGGAACAGCGCGTCGCTGCGCTGGAACAACATGCCGGCGCCACCGATGCGGCGATCGCCGATCTGGACGCGCGCGTGCTGGCTCTGGAGAACGCGGTCACGACACCCACACCGCCCACGCCAGAGCCGCCTGACGGCACGTGGGGCGGCATCGCACCGCCGCTGGTGGATAACACCCTGCCCGAACCGGAGCCGCCTGAACCGGAACCAGAGCCCGAGGGCGAGGGGCTGGCGGTCGTCATCCGCGCTGCATCCGGCGAGACCGTCTACGAAGAGGCGGGGTCCGAGAACCTGGGGGACTACGTCGACCCGGACGGGGCGTTTGTGCAGCACTGCTACCGCGCGCCACGCCAGGACGACGCGCTGCCGGGGCTGACCGTGTGGTTCCGGCCCGACGCGGATGGCTCGCGGCAAGAGGTCGTGGTCGAGCTCGGCGTGCCCTTGGTCGCCTCGCTGACGCCAGCCAACCTGGGCGCCTACGAGGCCGAGATCTGGGACGGCGACGAACTGGTGGCGACGGTCCAAGTGCCCAGCCATCCCTGGTACGCCCGCTGGCGCTGGCAGTCAGCGCCCAGGCCGGTACGTGTTTCACGTGAAACACTGATAGCCTCGGGCAAGGTCCCGCACTACGACGGCACGGTGCTCGGCCAGTTCATCGCCGATCTGGCGCCGCAGACGTACACCACCATGGGCTTTTCGGGCATGGTCACCGGCATGGGGTGGACCGGCGATCGCCCCGACATCGGCATCCTCACCGGCTGGGCAGCCCAGTGGTTGTGTAAGGGGAACAACACCGAGACTGTGCTGGCGCAGGGCGAGGCGTCGGGCACCATCTCGATGCATCTGCGTGATCCGGCTACCGGTGCGCCGCTCGATCTGATCAACGACTACCCGAAGCTCACCAGCTACCCGAACGGCGGCGATCCGATCGTTCCCCTGATCGGCGGCATCGTCACCTACGACAGCGGGCACTCTCCCGCATGTAGCTACCTGCCATGGCTGCTGACCGGCGACCCTTACTACCTGGAGGCGCTGCAGTTCCAGGCGAACATCGAGATCATCGGCGAGCCGGCATCCGGACGCTACACCTGGGCCGGGCGGTATGGCGCATGGCCGTTGCGCAACAAGCTGTATGCGGCTGTTGCCTCGCCGACCGATCCGCCGCGCTGGCTGCTGGCGCAGTCGGTGTTCCACGCACACATGGAGGGCGTACGCTCCGAGATGCTAAAGGACATGGCATCTGAGGACCCGATCCTGTCGGTGTTCCGCGCCCGCCAGTTTGGTGGCAGCCAAGGCACCCCGGCGCATCCATCCGGCACCTATGCGGTGTTCTGGCAGTGTGCGTTCGAGTCGCTGGTCTACGGCATGTGCGTGCAGTTGGGCTTCGATGAGTGGTCGGAGCCGTTGGTGTGGAAGATCGACAGCGAGGTCCAGCGGACCAACGGCGATGCGTGGCCGCGTTCTACGCCATGCCCATACAATACCGGCCTTGTATATACGTGCAACCTGACAGCTGCGATCACCGCGACCGACACGTTCATACCGGTCGATCACTATGCCGGCGGGCCGTGGCCCGTGGAACCGTTCTCGGTCAAGTGCCAGAACGAGGTGATGACGGTCGTGGACAAGTCGGACCCGGCGCTGTGGCAGGTGGCACCACGCACCAACGGCACGACGCATGCGGCTGGTCAGGTGCTGGTCGGGCCGAAGTATCTGTCCTGGCTGGAGGCCGCGATGCGCGCTGTGGCGATGCACCCGGAGGATGTGCCGCATATGCCAGACGATCCGACCGGCATGAACGAGCTTTACAACGAGACGTCAGGCTCGGTGGGCTACGCGCAGTATGTGCGTGCGGCGCTGGCTGTGGCGGTGCGCTGCGGCGTGGCGGAGGCGGCGTCGAGCTATGCGTGGATCGACGATCAGTTCACCCAGCACAACCGGAGCGGCTGGCATCCGGCGTGGGGCTGGTGCATTACCTGATGGCCCCTGCCAGCCAGAACACGTAGCCGCCGAACCAGAGCGCGCCCAGGTAGAAGGCTAATAGCAGCAGCACCCTGGCTGCCGCCGCGATCATCGGTTGATCAGGTGCAGGCAGGCCCATGCGGTGAGCCCGACCACCAGGAAGATGGCGATGAGGCCGATCATCGCACCACCAGGACCTGGAACAGGAACAGCAGCGCCAGGATGATGACGACGCCGACGACCACCACCAGGATGGCCGTCGAGGTTGACGGCAGGTCGGTGCGGTCGTTCTCGACGCTCTCGCGAGTCTCCATCGCTGATGGTTCAGCCACCATAGCCCACCTCCTTCGGGTTGATGTGGTAGATGCGGAAGAGCTCGCGGCACTCGTCGTGGCCGATCTCGCCATCGTCCAGCAGGCGCTCGATGAGGTCCAGCATCGCTGCCTTGGCGGATGAGCCTCGCCCCTCACGGTTGTTGCCGTCTTCGCAGCCATCGAACGTATCGTGGTCGATAGCATACCAGCGCTCGCCCCGTGGGGCGAGGCCGGTGCATTCCTCGTGTGCCTGGATGTCCATCACGCGGCCTCGCATACGAAGGCGCCTGCACCGTGGTTCTTACCGCCGCAAGAGCATTCGCACTTGAAGCCGGTAGCGTTCAGGCAGCGGGCGTCGCACTTGTGCATCGAGGGGTTCGGCTTGCGCTCGATCTTGCGCTCTACCGTCACGCGGCGCCCATCAGCCGTCAGGCCGGTGAAGTGCTTCGCGGTGACGTAGCAGCTCTGGTCGTGCCAGATGTTGGTGAGTTGCTCGGTGCCGGTGAAGTAGCGGAAAGTGGCCATCGGGTTGGTCCTTGTGTTGCTCGACACCCGATAGATAGGCGGAAGCCTTACCACAGTCAAGCCTTGAGTTGCCAGAACCTGCCTGACGTCACACCGTAGACCTGACCCAACGTCAGGTTCATTTGTGCCATGATTTCACTCCTGCTCATGCCGGCACGCCACAGATGACGGATCGTCTCGGCCTTCTGCATGTTCATAACACCATGCCCATTGCCGCGTCCCTTGGCTCTGGCATCCCGGTTGTTGTCTGCGTTGGTACCAACGAACAGGTGCTCGGGGTTCCAGCACGCCCGGTTGTCGCAGTGGTGGCACACCAACATTCCGGGCGGGATAGGACCATGGTGGATCTCCCACGACAACCGATGGACGAGCCACTGTTTGGACGACAAACCTACTATCCCATAGCCGCGGTTCACCGCGCGCTGCCACACCCAGCAACCATTCTTCACCGACCGAGCCTCCAGCTTGGCCAGCGCAATCCTTTTGTCTCTCGTGTTCATAGAGACATAATTAACTGCTTTACATAGTGAAGGTCAATCGCTAAATCTCCTGTCGTCGAGCGAAACACAGGAGACCCCGATGCTCAAGCCACAGCGCGTATTTCGCAACCACTACATCTGCGACGCCTGCGACCACGAGTTCGCAGACGAGATGCTAGTAGTGTCCAGCAGTTATTGCCCCAGCTGCGACGCCGAGATCGAGCCTTACTCCTCGGAAGACCTGTTCGACATCGAGGCATACGACGATGAAGAGGAGGTCGCCTGATGAGCGACATGCGTGACCTGGAGGCGATCGCCGCCAAGCTCGAGCAGGCGATGGCGAGCCTGCGGCTGGTCAGCTATGGCGCCATCAGCGCGGTGGGCTACGGTCTCGTGTTAGACGCGCGCTGCCTGCTCGCCGAGGCGCAGGGCCGGCTGGACAGCATGAGGAAGCACAAGGCGGCATGAGCGACGATCTGGAGCCCGGCGTCGAGGCGGTGGCGAGGTGGTTGTGCCTCGCTGCCGAGTATCACGAGCAGCACTGGCGCCTCTATGTGCCCAAGGCGCGGGCGGTGATCGACACCTACCGCAAGGCGCTGCCATGCGCGTCCTGAGCCTCGGGGCCGATCGGCTCGCATTGGCCCAGCGCGGTGCCTGGAAGAAACTCACAGCCGAGGAACGGTTCTGGGCGCGGGTTGAAGAAGAGGCGAGCGGCTGCTGGCGATGGACCGGCGCAAAGACAGGTCGCGGGTATGGCGTCATCGCACCGAGCGGCAAGCGCCTCGATATGGCGCATAGGTTCGCCTACAAGCTCCTGGTCGGCCCGATCGCGCCGGGGCTGACGATCGACCATCTGTGTCGCAACCAGCTATGCGTGAACCCAGCGCATCTAGAGCCAGTCACCCAGGCTGAGAACACCGCTAGGGGCACCAGCCCCACCGCCATTGCCGCACGTAGCGGGTTCTGTAGAAACGGACACTCTAAGACTGTAGAGAACTGGGAGCCTGGGCATAGCCGGTGCCGGATATGCAACCGGGAAGCAGTGAGGGCCGCATACAAGACGCCGGCTTGTTGTCCGAGCGGACATTCTTACAAAAAGTTTGGGCGCCTCTCTGCAAGCGGGAAACTGCGTTGCCGAGTGTGTTTCCCACCGAGGCGCTGATGCAACCGAAACTTAGAGTACTTTCGTGCGGCGCCGGGGTACAATCATCGACACTCGCCCTCATGGCGGCAACCGGCGAGCTAGAGCCGCCCGACTGCGCCATCTTCGCCGATACCGGCGCTGAGCCGCAGCACGTCTACGCCCACCTCGACTGGCTGGAGACGGTGCTCCCTTACCCATTGCATCGGGTGCAGGCGCGGTGGGGCAACCTGGGCGACGCGGTGCTCGCTGGCCTTGAGCGTGACAAGCGCCCGGCGATGCCACCGTTCCACACCCGCGACCCGGACGGCATGCTACCGCGACAGTGCAGCAAGGAGGCGAAGGTGCGCCCGATCACCGCCAAGGTGCGCGAGATGCTTGGCGTCGCTCCAGGTGCCCGCGTGCCGACCGGCGTCTCGGTGGAAATGTGGTTGGGCATCTCGACCGATGAGGCGCACCGGATGAAGCCGTCAGAGTCGCCTTGGATACGCCATCGGTGGCCGCTGATCGACGCTGAGATGTCCCGCCGCCGCTGCCTCGCGTGGCTCGAACGGCACGGTTACCCGATCCCCGGCAAGAGCGCCTGTGTGTGGTGTCCGTACCACAGCGACGAGATGTGGCGAACCATGAAAGCCAACCAACCCGAGGACTTCGCGGTTGCGGTGGCGTTCGACGCGGCGATCCGCGATGGCAGCAAAGCCATGAAAGGCACGCTGTTTGTGCATCGGTCACGGTTGCCGCTCGATCAGGCCGACCTGTCGACCTGGGCGGAACGTGGTCAGGGCGATCTGTTTGGCGAGGAGTGCGAAGGCGTCTGCGGCGTCTAGCTACTCCAGCGCCGGCTGGGTGTAGTCGATCGTTCCCGCTTTGGCCTCGCCCGATTCGTTCGCTGTCTGTCCGTCCATCGCGGCCTGGAGCACCTCGCCCACGCGTCGCGCGGCGATCAGATGCAGCAGCGTCAGCGACGTGCCCTCGGTCTCGTCGACGATCGGCGTGATCGGTCTGCCCCAACCACGATCAAGCAGCTGCTGGATGGCTGCCAGAGCCCGTCCGTCGTCGTCGGCCCTCATGATAGCCACGAGGCGCTGCACGGCTTCCTTGGTGTGCTCACGGGCCAGCGAAGGCAGGTCATCTGTGGCCTTTGGACGGCCCTTGGGATTGCCGGATTGACCCGGCTTCCACAGGCTTGCGGCCTGTCGCCTTGAGGAAGACGACCTAGCAGGTCCGACGATGAGGTCTGACGGCATCGCCACGCAACTTT